GAAAATTCCAATCCACAGGGTGCTGCTGACGTTGCTCAAGTAATTTATAATAGAACGCAATATCCAGCTTGGAATGCTCCTAATATTAGAAAGGCAATATTAAATCCTGGTCAATTTCAACCAGTTCGTCAGTATGGTGGAACAAATGCTTGGGCAGCAATTAAAACAAAAGAAGATGCACTTCGTTTTTCAAAAACTCATGGTAAGACTCAAGAACAATTAGAGAGAGTTGCAGCTGCACTTTTAGATAAATCAAGGCAAAATGATGCTAGGTCTTTTGTTGGACCAAGAGACAGTTTTAGAGCTGAAGCATACGAAAAGGCAAATAATCACCTTGCAAATGAAACTGAAAAAACAAGGCACGGGCATACTTTTGGGTTTGAACCTGGTGGTGCAATGATAGGACAATTCAAGGCAGGTAAATTAAGTGCTGCTATGGTTAATGCACAAGTTTCTGGTAGTGTTTCACAAAAAGGTCTCCCATCTTTGCCTCCTACTGGAACAATTGGTGGGCAAAACTATGGGGATAGTAGATCTGGTGGTAGAAGGCACGCAGGGCAAGATTATGATATAAGTGGAAATCAGAAATTTTATAGCAGAATTGGTGGTGAAGTTGTTAATATTGGATATGACCCTAGCGGATATGGAAATTATGTTGATATTTACAATAAACAATTGAACGTTACTGAAAGAATAGCAGAAGGCGCAAAAGTTTTAGTGTCTCGTGGTAATATTGTTAAAAAGGGTCAGGCAGTTGTTCAGGGGGAAACTAATACTGGAGTTATTCATTATGAAATAAGAAAAGGTAGAAATACAACTTTTGGATTTGATGGAACCATAGACCCAAAGAAATTTTTAACATCGTCTTCAGCATTCCAAGGAAAATCTTTTGGTACTGTTCCTAAAGGTGGATTGAGATTAACTCTTCACGATGGGGAAATTTTTAAGGTTGTTGATAAAGATTCTGTAAATCTACTTGGATATGATCTCACAAAAGAAATTATTGATATTGAAAATCAATCTCAACTTATAGCAAAAGCACCGTCAATTATAGAAAAATTAAAAGTAATTTCTGGATACACTGATTATGAACAACCATATTCAAAACCAGAAGTTGTTTATGTTCCTACTATAATTCGTGGAGAAGATTATGAATCCTTTGGTTCGTCTGGAAGTTTAGTATCAATGGTTGATGGGGAAGAGTCTGATCCATTTGATTCTCTTTATGTTGGTGGTTAAATATAATTAAGAGGTAATAACAAATGGTAAATTTAATAGCAACTAAATCTGCTGAACCATCTTATATTCAAAGACTGGATGTAGTTTCTAATAAGGATCAAAGTAAAACCGCTAGTATCGTGAATGGTGCTGTTCGCCTAATGTATTATGAAAGCATTCTTCAAGATAGTATAAAAGCAACTTATACTTTTACTGATGCGGGAAATTCAGTTGATGATAAGACTGTAGTTGATGGTTTGCCTATTGTTGGCCAAGAAAAAGTATATTTAAAATTTACTGATAATAATGAAAAAACTTTAGATTTGGTTCTTTATGTGAATAAGGTTTCTCCACTTTCTGAAGACACTACAAAATCTATGATTCAGTTGGAATTAGTTTCTAAAGAATTTATTATGAATGAAAAAGTTAGATTGAATGAAAGATTTGATGGAAAAATTTCCGAACATATTAAAAGGATTTTGACTGATAAAAAATATCTTGCAACAGATAAGAAATTAGATATAGAGGAGACATTTAATAATTATAATTTTATCGGAAACAACAGAAAACCTTATTATGCTATGAATTGGTTATCTAAAAAATCTGTGCCTAATTTTTCTGAAGCAAGTGGAAACACTGCTGGATATTTTTTCTTTGAAACAACAGAAGGATTTAAATTTAAGTCTATAGATTCTTTATTAAGTCAAGAAAAGAAAAAGTCTATTATATTCAATCAAACTCCAGACTCTAGAGGAGATAATATTCCCTCTGGGTATGATGTTAAAGCACTTGATTATTATAAAGATAATCGGGTCGATGTTCAAGAAAAATTAAAAATGGGTGCATTTTCTACTCGAACTGTCTTATTTGACCCATTTAATTGTTATTATGAAGTTATTACTCCCAATGCAAAGGAAAAAGAGCAATCTTTAAAGTTGGGTGGAAAAGAACTTCCTACTTTGAATCCGGAGTTTAATAGGGAAGGTAGTAATAAAGAATTTTCTAGAACTACTTACTACTTATTGGATAAAGGTACATTACCATCTGGAAATACTAAGCAACAACTTAGTAAATCTAAAGAAGAAAATTTTGAGTATAAAAATATATTAAATCAATCAATAATGAGATATAATCAACTTTTTTCTTTAAAGAGTACTATCACTATTCCTGGTGATTTTTCACTACACGCTGGTGATGTTGTTTTTGTTGATGCTAAAGAATTATCAATTTATGATGAAGAAGTAAATAAGGAATATGGTGGGCTATATATTATAGCAGATTTATGTCACTACATTTCCCCGAAAGAAACTTATACTAAGTTAAATTTAGTCAGAGATTCTTTTGGTAGAGTTGGCAATCACACATCTGGTAAAATACCATTATGAACAATAAAAGCCTCCAACAACACATTAATGATGATATAGATGAATTAAACAATTCTAATGTTAGTAGTCAACGTCGTCGTCATTTGAGCGATGAACTTACTGCACTCGAACAATATCAAGTAAATCATCCAGACGAAGATCACGATCCAACATCACTTGAATTATATTGCGACTCTCATCCAAATGCTCTTGAATGTAGAATATATGAGGATTGATCTGTAATGGAAGGTGGGTCTTTATTTAATCCTGGATTTTTAGGATCACATTTCTATTGGTGGATAGGTCAGATTGCTGATGATTCCACTTGGAGGGATAATATTGTTCCAGGAAAATTTGAAAATAAAGATCAGGTTCCTGGGTGGGGGAGAAGATATAAAGTCCGAATAATTGGATTGCACGATAGAGAAGAAACTACAATTCCTTCTGATCAACTTCCTTGGGCGCAGGTAATGTATCCAATTACTGCGGGTGGAGGTCAAGCAGCAGCGTCTGCTACATCCAACCTTCGCCAAGGTAATTTTGTTTTTGGGTTCTTTCTTGATGGGCAAGATCAACAAGTTCCTGTAATAATGGGAGTTCTTGGTAATAATGCCCAGACAGTATTAGGTACTAAGATTGGAGATGATAAAAGTAATTTTTCAGCGACAAGTGGATTTGCAACTCCAGCAAATGGTGATAAAGATTTAAATATAAAAGTTCCTGCAGAATCTTTAGTTACAAATAAACCAAAGTCTAAAGAACAATCTGAAGAATGTTCTCCTCCTCCAAATGGAGTTTCTGTAAATCAATTTGGATTAAGATCAGATCTTCCTTTATCTAAAGCGCAGTTTCAAGATCAACAAATAGCAATAATAGAGGCAGAAGCAAGAATAAATTCTGGATTATTGAGACCAGAAGATCGAGCATCATTTATACAATCTGAAGTAGCAAAGGGAATTAAGAATAGATGCAAAGAATCTAATTCTTCAACTTCTCCTTCTCAACCTGGTGCAACTAGAGAGCAACCAGATAACCCACACGAATTAAGTGCCGCAGATGTAATTCGTAATGAAAAAATGTTGAGAAAGGTTCCTCTTTCCAGTCCTTGTAAAAAACAAAAAACTGATCTTAAAAATATACAAATAGTAATTGAAAATCTTACAAAAGACATTAATAAAGTTCAGCAAGCAGCAAATAGTTATATTGATGCAGTTTCTACAAATTTAAATGAATCTAAATTGCAATCATTGGTAGATTCTGCCGCAGCAAAAGTTGCCTCTTATATGAAAAGTATCTTTGAGCAAGTAAAGGGATATGTGATTAAAGAAATGAATGCTAAAATTTCTAAAATAGTTGATAAAATATTTCCAAATCAAAGAAATAAAGTTTTGCGTTTGAAAGATAAAAGTACAAGTAAAATTGTTTGTCTCTTTAATAAAATAGTTGGAAAATTAGTTGGATTAATTGGATCATTCTTGGGTAAATTATTCAAAGATGATTCTGGGAATTTTAAAAAAGTTGCACCAGAAGAAGGAACTACTCCAATCGTTCCAATTTGTTCAGTTGAACAACTCACTGGAAATGTATTAGGAAATGTAATTCAGGAAATTACTGAAGGTGTAGATGCTGCTGTATCTCCTATCGGAAATTTAGTTTCACAATCTCTGGGTTCTTATGTTGAATTTGGTGGAAGTACTTCTGGTGATTCTAATACTTTTCCTTTAGAATCTTTATCATATGTTTCTTCCGGATTTGTTTCTGGGAAAATTGATTCAC